GACTGTGTGGTTATGAAGGTTAGTCCAGTTTTTCATTATAATTTACTAATCAAATTCCTCGTCTATTATCCGAATCGTCAAGAGAACTATCTCTGTTCTCCCTATAAACAATTGCTACAACTCCTCCGCAATACTTACACGGAACCGATTTACCCTCTTGAGCAAACGGGCTATTAAACATATAGGCCATAGGCTGATCGGATTTACACTCGGTGCAAACCCCAATCACATCATCTTCATTTTCAACTGGCATTTTTTTTGTCTCCTTTTTGTTTATACGCGAATCTTATTGGTGATGGAGAAAGCTCTTCAGTACTCTCAATATATTTATTGCCAACAGTAATCCATTTTTTCTTCTTTTCCAAGTGACAATCCCCACACCCAACACCAGCAGAATTAGCTCGGTCACAAGTGTATGGTCTTCCACCTATGCCTATTTGTCTTCTTTTTATCCAATCATTAATGTGGCTTGTAGATTTTTCATAATTAAAATCATCACACAAACTAAGTATACTATATAAAAACTTTATTGATTCTTCATCGTATGTAAGTATTGAACAAAGAAATAGTCTAGCTTCGTGCTCTAGCTTCTTATTAACTTTTGCCTGCTCGATAAGTCTTGTAATGGCGCTACAATTTTTTAACAGTTCTTTTGGAGTAAACTCTTTTTCGTTTAAATTTATTTCTTTAAAAGCGGAAGCACCGTGCTTGTTGAAGTGTTCAAGGAAATTTGAAGACCTACCTTTATCTAGTTCCATATCATAAGTGAATTCCCTAAACCACTCATTAGCTTTTAGATTAAACTCTTGATCCTCAACATTGTTATCTGCTTCCAATTTGCAAAACTCAAGCACAGCGTCAAAACTCGAATCAAATACGTGTCTAGGAATAAGGTTTTTGTACAAACCAGTTTCCTGGTGCTTGCTCCCAGCAAGGCGCCACATTCTTCTAGGATCGTAAACACTAAAGTCTATTGATTCTATATCTAGATTCTTTTTAATCTTAGTAGCTATGTATCTAAATATATTTGGCAATGCGTTAGACGGGTTAATGCCCAAAGCTATTGCTTCACATTCTATATGGAAGCCCTTCTTACCCGTGAAGTAAACCAACAAAGATTTTTCAGGGACGTACTCTTTCAAGTAGCCCACCAACTTTTTGCATTCTTCATAAGATACATTTGGATCTTTATTATCCAAGTCAAAATAAAGAGAACCTAATCTGACAGCTTTTTCAATATCCACGGAATTATAATGCCAAATAGAAGTATACAAACCATTGTTACTATGTTGCTTTCTATAATTTTCTATATTAAATATAGAAATAAACTTAGGATTGTCCCCATCTTTATCTCTTATAATTCTAGACAAGGAAGGAACATATCTAGCCGTCTCAACTAATTGCCAAGAGTTCAGATATTTTTCTGTATCATTTGGTATTTTCATAAAATAACTTTTTTGTTTTCAATATTGTTAATATTTCCGATAACTACTTTATCCGACTCTACGATGTTCTTGCTGTTGTTTCTGTAGTATACGGATTCTGCTATTATTTTATCTATGTTTTTAATTAGATAATATCTTTTTTTAATTCTTTGTTCCAGATCCATGTTTTCTCCATTTTGGATTTATCAAATCACTATCTTCAATAATCAAGTGTACTTTTGAAGCAATGTTATCAGATAAATGAACTATATAATCTAAATAAGTTATCGGATAAGTTTCTGGTATCGGTGACCACGGGCCAAGATGACATCTAACCAATCTAAGTATTGATTGGACAATGTCTTCTGACAAAAATAAGGTAGATGATTCTGATTCACTAGCAAACTTCTTATCTTTTTCTTGGCACGATGAAATAAACTTTCCTACTGTATATGGATGCATCGGGTCGTATCTACATTCATCAGATTCGCCTTCATGCACACCCTTGCATACGTCATGGAGAAGGCATGCAGCTATAACTATATCTTTCTCCTCTTGCGAAAGAGAATATGATTCGCTCATATACGATGCTATTCTAACTACTCTTTTAGTATGAAGAACATTGCCACCCTCGCCGTGCTCATCTGAAGGATGATACTTGCCAGAAAAGCTTGATGGGATTTTCCAGAATAAATCATTTCTAATTAATATAGATCTAACGAAAGATCTTATAGACTCATCAACAATAAGATTGATTTCGCCCAACAGGGTAGAAAGAACTTCATTCTCTTTACCCATTGAAGAAGCGTTCTTTTCCTCTATAAGAATATCATCTAATATACTTTTACCCATTTTTATCTTCTTTCTTCCAGTCATTCCAATTTGAACAAGGTTCATCAAACGGACATTTTTTACAATAAGATATCAATCCTCTTTTAGGCACCAAGACTTCGGTCTCTAACATTTTATTACACCAGTAGTCATAATACTGAAGATCTTCATTCCTTATTTGAAATTCATTAAATCCTATATTTTGGCTCAACGGATCTATAAAACCAAACTTAGTATTCACCATTCTTTCTGGGTGCCTATTTTGATAGGCCTTATACAAGGTGCAAAAATCTGTTCTATACAGATCTCTATTGCTAAACTTATAACCAAATATAAATTTAGTTACAAAATATTGTTTCTTATGAAAAAATATAATGTCAAAACTATCTTGCAAATTTAACTTACCTATCGGCATGTTATATTCTTCGCTTATAGCCACAGGTATAAGTGGAGACTCCGAATATGTTTCGTGGAACGCTAATAGAATCCCAGCTGCTTTAGAAGTTAAGCTAGCAGTGTTTCCATAAGCGGTCTCGTGTTGTTCTGTCACAATATCATATGAGTTAGTATTTTTGGGGAACCAAATCTTTTCCCATCTATTTAATAGAGATGAATAAGATGGAATGATCCCCCCCTGTTTCTTAAAAAAGAAAAAATACATTATACTTTTAATAGTTGATTCAAACTTTTCTGTATAAATATCTCTTGCGTATATTTTTTCTGGCAGTTTTTGTTGATGCCTATAATCATACAAACGTTCACATAGCTGAAAATCTTTTAGGGATTGTACTGTTACAAGTTCCATTAATGAAAATCCTTTCCACTTAATAAGTCGTCTAGCAAAGACGATGAAGACGTATACGAGCTATCAGTAACTGGATCATAATCTTCGTAGGTTTTTTTGTAATCAACATACTTAACTAAAGGCGGATCATACAAGAACGCTGAACCAGTAATTCTATTTTTAGGAATCTGAAGCTGCATTATATTTTCGTCTTCGGTTTCATCGTTTGTTGCTAATCTTTTTTCTGTAATAAATATAGTTACCGCACATTTTTGTTGAATCGCCAATGAGCCACCAGTGTCAGACTGCTGGACCACCTCACGCTTTTCCTTCATTCTATTTGAATTTTCTTGTGCTGTAATGATCAAGGCGCAGTTCATATCTCTTGCAAGTTTTTCTAAACGAACCATCATTTCTTCAAACTCCCCCCAACGCGGCTTACCCTTGCCCCCACCCTTGGTAAACATGGACTGGATCGTATCTATAATAACTATGTCTGGCATGTTGATGTTCTGCCCAATTATATCTCTTAGCCAAAATTCTAGATCTTCAAAGTACGGAGTATCCGGATCATGCCTAACCATAAGACGATCACCCCACTTAGCAAGTCGGGCCTTAAAAGTGTTTAAGTGTTTATTCTTTTCTTCTTCTGACCACTTTGATGACTCTAGATAAACATTCTTTTCTATTATCTGTGTCATTAAGATTCTTTCCCAGTGACCAGTAGCTTCTTCAAAGTTTACATATAAAACTCTATAACCGTTATCTAGCCAGTTGTTTGCTAGGCACTTGACGAACGTGCTCTTGCCCTTGCCTGACGCGGCGATGACAGCGTGCACAGCGCCCCTAAAGAAGCCACCCTCATCCGTGTACCCCATCGCCCTATTGAGGGCTTTAAATTGAGTAGGCAAAAAGTTTGGTATGTCCAACAACGAATCTACTCTGCTGGCTATTTCGTCAGCAGTTGTTATCTTATCTAGTGGATTATATCTTATTTGATTTTCTAATTCTCTTATTTCAGAAGTGAGAGTTTGAATTCTAGATATATCATCTTCAGTCTTTTGCCCCTTTTGGGATATTATAGATTGAAGTTCTTGTAGATAGTTAATCTGTTTTCTTTTATTAGCTTTATATTTTACTAATTCAGAAACAGATTCTTCTGTCGATAATTCGGCGGACATCAACAGATCAATCATGACACCCACTCCAGTGTTACCACCAAGAGCTTCATGTATATCTGTTTCTGTTTGCAGCCAAGATTTAAATGCTATTGGGTCAACAATATCAAGTTGTGTAGCATTTTCAAAAGCTAGCAAAGCCTTATAGAATTCGTTTATTCCCTTTTCCCCATGTATAGAACCAACAATTTCTTCTGGAAGATTTTCCTTAAAGTAATTAATTGCTCCATTTTTTCTAAAAGACAAAGCAAAGATCTGATACTCCAATGGAATGTTATCTTCTACCTTTTCATTTGCTTGTGTCATTGTTTCTTTTTCTCTTTTATAGATCGATAAATTTTTTTCTTATACTCTGAATTTTTTTTCTTAATACTTCTGTAAGCTTCGGAGGACGTTGCAGTATTTTTCTTTTTTTCCTTAGGCTTATAAGGGTTTGATCTAATAGCCTCAAGCAATCTGTCAAATACTGATTGCTCTGTTAAACTATCATTATAGCGGAAGACAATCAATGCCACACCATTATCTATGCACCATTGTTCTTTTTTTTCATCTCTTTTAATAGCTTCTTCAAAATCATATTTAGATTCAAAAAATCTACTAGTGTAATAATAGTGCTGTCTACCATGAAACTCTGCGGCTATCTCATACTTCGGGCAATAAACATCTAGCTTTAACTTATCGCCTATATGGTATTCGTTTATAATCTTTTCTCCCGGAAGGAGCTTTTGCATCGCTGCAGTTAGCGCTGTCTGGCCTCTAGACATTTTTTTTCTACTGTCTTTTAACCATGTTAGCCCAATAGAATTAATCTTCTTATTTACCTGCGGTACAGTCCAGCCTAATTCTTTTGCTATTTCAGAAATAGATAAAGAAGTTTCCAATAATAGATCTTTTAGAAAGTCAATATCGTCTTGGTCTTTATCTACTTTTTTACCATGCATTTCACTCAGCCGTGTTATATGTTTTTGAATAGCTGATAGTTTTACCCAGATCTATAATCGACATATTTAGCTTGTTCCAAATTGAATTTGACAAAGCTAGCCCCAAAGAAGAGCAATCTAAAATACAATAATCTATCTTGCCTTCTAAGGCAGCAATCTTTTCAAACGTATCTTCTAATCTAGAAAAATAGTTATTAAAAGGAACGCTAATTACGTTTGTTTTAAATCCCATAAATTTATATATAGTTTTTTTGTCATGAAAAGAAACAACTGCAGTATTAGTATTCTTAATATAAAAATTAAAGATTGAGTTATATACTTCTTTATTATTTTCGTAATAATATTCGAAGAGGTTTGGGCTATAAAATTTGCCATCATCGACTAAGCCAATGCCGGAATGCTTTGAAGCAACTACTTCTTCAACAAGTGATTCAGGTATGCTCTTAATAATTCTACTGTCCGACAAATTAATCGATCTAATAATCTCTTTATTAAAACGAGAAGGTGTACCATCCGCATTTTTCTTGCTTAAAGAAACTATTGAAGACTTTGCTATATTTAAGAAAGCAAACTTTTTCTTTGAGTTCATCAGCTTAGTTAATTCTATTGAAGCTTGTATTTGATTTTTCATTTGTACTCCTTAAATTCCAAAGTTTCCCCAGTTAATTAAAACTGGGTTTGGGTCTACGATTGAATTGATATGATTTAACGCGTGGAATTCTCCACCATCTATAGTTGAATATCTCTCATACTTTGATTGCTTGTCTTCATCTTTTATGTATCCAAGATGTTGCATAATCAAGTTTGAATTAACAAAATAATTTCTTTGGTTTATTAAATCTAAAACATACGTTGGTTCAGACCCACAAGCTAGTGCTCTATCTCTAAACATAGCACCAGACATAAATCTAAATATTCTGCTGCTGTTATTTGGTGCCCAAAGTTTGTCCACTCTATACTGAGTATCATTCCACATATGGTAGAACCTAACATTAACCACATCTTTTTCTGATGAATTTAATATCTGTCTAATATCGGTTTTTGTTATATCGGAACAGTCATAAAGCATCTCATCGCAGTCTATGGCAATGATCCAGTCGCCTTCTGTGGCATGATTCTCAAGATTCAACCAAGCGTATCTGCGTAGTCTTCCTTCATGCGTGGTGAACATTGGCTTAGGCGTCTTGTAAACATTAGCGTACTTAGACGCTATTTCTGCGGTGTTATCATCAGAGCAATCGTCTGTAAAAACAATTTCATCTACTTGGCTTTTTAATCTTTCCAACACCTCTGGAAGATATTTGTTGGCTTCATTTCGGCCTACCATTTGGGCTATTACTTTTGGTTGTGACATTTTTACTCACTTGTATAAGAAGAAGAACAACGGCAGGGAGGGCCTGCCGTTGTTCAAATGGATAAAACTATTTATTAACTCTCTAGTTGTTCGCGAGCTTTTACTGCTGTAATTCTTTCAACATCAACATCTTTGAAAAGAAGTTCTCCGGATACCCCAGATACTGTTCTGCGATTACCACTAGCAATCTTCTCTGCTTCTGTCATATTTGAAGCTTTGACAATTGATGTAGTTGTAACTGTAAAATACTTGAATTTATTTTCAGCCATTGTATTCCTTTTTTTAGTGGCACTTTGCCAATTTATGTAACACACTTATTATATCATGTGCGATATGCTAGATCAAACCTAGTGAAGTTTATCTTTTTGAAGGATAAGTTTTAGCTATATATTCAATAGCCTCTTCTAAAGAAGAAGTTATTTTTGTTGACAAGAAATTAAGATAGACTCTTGACTGATATGAATTGTCTGCGAATACAACTACTGGTTGGTTATTAAAATGAGCCCAGGTTATTTCAAAATCTGTACCGATATAAGCTCTACCCGGTATCGTATACTCTACTAAAAGTATGTCACAATTTTTTTGTAAAAATATATTCTTATCTACTATCTCTTTTGGTTCACAATCGGTTTCTTCCAAAGCGTAATCCATTGGATTGACAGCCTCAAAACCCCTATCGGCTAATAGTTTTACGGCTTTATTTCTCCAACCGTGTGCGAATATGCCAACTTCTTCTATTGCTCCAGATAAAAAAACTTTAGTTTGCATTAATTATTTCCTTAGATGGCCAATAATATTCTAGATTTATATCTTCATCAAAATATTGAGAATAGTATGCGTAGTCTTTGCGCAGTAAATTTGATCTATGCGACCTATGAAATTGATCTAAGCCAAACCATGGTGGCATGACCGCTTCGGTTGGATCAAACTCTTCAAAAAGCATTGTGTTTTTATAACCTCTATCTATCCATTCTTGGATAGTATAATTTTGGTAAAGTTGTAAAGCGGGCTCGTACCCAGCCCACATCAGTGTGACTGGATGATTGCGCCATCCTTTTGTAGGGGTCCTATCAAGCAAGATGTTCAAGACTTGGAAAGTTTCTACTCTTTGCTTTCCAAGTCTACGATAATCTAATACCCGAACTGATTCCTTGAGATCTGGATACGGTAAGAATGTTTGCATTACGCCTTCTTAAATTCCTCAAAAGTTTTGTCACCTACACCAAAGTATTCTCTAGCTAATCCAGCTTTAACTATTTCTGTATTAAGGCATTCTCCCGCTTCGTTCCATACTCTAGCAAGAATTCTTCCGTACTTTTCGTTCTTATCAAGAATTGTTTCAATCTTAACTTTATGATTAGCCTTAGTCAACCATTGATCCGTAAACTCTTTTGCGGCCAAACCCATCTTCTTTTCTTCAAGATTAGTTGTACGGCTTTCTGGAGTATTAACACCATAAAGTCTTACGCTCTTTGGCCCAAACTTAACTTCGAATCCAAGATCTACAACGATCTTAAAGGTATCTCCGTCTACAACCTTAACAACTTCTGCATTATAAAGGTAAACATTAAATTGATCTGACATTTTAATCTCTTTCTATTCCTATGAAATCGCAGGCATTGCGAAATATTTTTTGACTTACTGTGAACTGTGCATCAGCGTGGCTATATCCTTCACCTGGTTTAGGCGAAGAAGCATGCCAGCTATGACCGATTGATACGCTACCATCATACACCACATTGTACCCAAGATGACGAGCAAAATATGAACACCAAGTTTCTTCATAATAATGTGGTGTCGGCAAAAAAGCACCCTCTGCGTTTGGATACATCTGATTATACTTTTCGTTATTAGTCATTGCATTCCATACTTCTCGCCTTATGAAGTAAGCAGAACCGGAAACTGTAACGCAATTAACCCTATCCTTATAGAGCACATCTTCGGGATCGCTTTCTCTCCAGCCACGATGCTTTGGTGCTGTGTTGGTCCCTACTATGCCGGCATGTGTTATCAGCCCGTTCTCGTCTCTTTGTTTAGGGCCAAGAATATGTATCTCTGGGTTATCGTCAAATATTTTTTGAATTTTAATTAGATCGCTAGTTGTCATCCAAACATCTGCATTAAGCAAGCAGATGATATCAGAAAAAGAATGTTTTGCCATCATGTTGCAGGCCGATGAGTACCCTATGTTTTCATTCTTCCAAGCTCTAGTAACATAATATTTATTTATATTAGCCTCTAACCATTCCCAGCTATCGTCAGCTGAGCCATTATCAGATATGTTTAGGTGCCACACTTGATCGGTTCCGGCAACATCGCTATGTAGAACATCGAGGAATCTTTGGAGCATTGGTCTAGTATTATAATTAACAACACATAAGTCTATCATTTTAAAATCTTTCTATACTTGATTCTTGTATGACCATTGCAAAAGCATCTTCTGCGTTAATCCCATGGTCCATGAATTCGCACATATCCTGCATTTTTCTATTCACATTCTCTTCTAAAAAGAATTCTTTTAATCTATTTTTGTATTGATCAAGAGAAGTTTTATTTTGAACCTGTTTTATACTTTGTCTATTAAAAAAATAAGAAGCAGAAACGATAGTCACTAGCCCCAAAATAAACGGCTTCATATTACCATTCGTCTTCATCGTTTACATCCCCTGCATATTTATTATCGGCAATAGCTTTAATTGCTTCTTCGCTTATCTTAAGAATTTCTAAACGTTCTTTATCGTCCTTAATAGTTGAAGCAAGGTGCACCAAGGCTGTTGACACCTGGAACATTTGCTCAGCGTCTAGCACTAAGTAAGTTTGTCCAGACAGAAGTTTAATGTTAATCTTTTTTTTATCTATTTGTTTCTTAGCCATATTTTTATTTATCTTTTTTTGCTGCTCTTTTTGGTTTGTCTGGTTTATCATCTATATCATAACCACCTAATTCAGAATGCGAACCAGAGTATTTATATAAACAAATGTTATCTGAATCTGGTTCAAAGGTCACAAAAAATATATTCTTATCTTCTTCCGTTAAACCCTCTGGAGGCGATGACTCCAAAGCTATCTTAGGGTTAGAGCAGCCGTAAACTTGGCTATGATTTTTATAAACAACTAGATAATTTAATTTAGAAGCTGGCATTACAAACCTAGTATGACCATGTACCCAGCAGCGAATGCTGATATAACCGCTACTACGCTAGAAATAATTTTTACATTTTTACTCTTCGATACCTGGTTTAGTATCTGCATACCTATGCTCCAATTAATTAATACAGAAAAAATAATACAAAAAAACAAATTTTTAAACATTTCTAATATCTACCAATCCACCAATGCTAATAGGAAATTCAGGCTGTATCAATGATAGCACAGCTCTAGCGTAATCTCTGATCTCTACTTGCGAACCTTCATCTAATCTTTGATTTAAAAATAATGCAATAGACTGTAAGCTGCAGGTCCACCTATATACAACGTACATCCCATAGGCCGGCAAAAACAATCTTGCTTGCTCTGCGGCGACACCATTGTCCATTGCCATCGCGTACAGAGCCTCACCCTGCTCTATGTATCTATTTAGCTCGTCAGTTAACACAGAGCCAATCCAGGGGCCTATGGGGCCACCTGAGCCCTGCTTCTTGTTGTCTGGCGCTAAACGCCACTCATCTACGGCTGGCACATAAAACTCTGGTTCAATTGTTACATATCTTCTAGAAGACTCGTTCCAAGAATCCATCGTATGGTCAGACCCAACAACATATTTCCAGTGCTGACGGGCCACCATTAAAGGTGCCTTGAATTCGAATGTAGCAAAAGCATGTCTAAAGGGGGACATATGATTTTCTCTAATTAAAAAATCTATAAGATGGACATCTTTTTGATCCAGCTCTAAAGACTCTTTAGCAAAAGATGCGCGAGCTGCATTGACGACAGATAGATCACTACCCATTGTGTCAACAAGTCTTACGTAACCTTTATCAAGGACTTGAATTGTATTTTTTAAATTCATAGATATATTATATCACCAGATAATTACTTATTGTTATCCTTTATGAATTTAATTTCACATGCGTCTGTGGTGCAGTATCTTTCGCCTATTGCATCTGCTGCCATGCCTGCGTATACGCCAGTTAAATCTATCGGAAATAGTTTCAACCCTGCTTCTGCATACTCTTCTTCCGTTATTTGAGTATAAGGCATTTGAGGATAGGTGTCATTACCACTCGGCAAGAAGGAAACAGTTTTTAGCTGACCATCATACATGTGAAGAACGGTGCCAACATGCTGTGCCTCCGTGTCCTTATCGAATGATATGGTTACAGATACAGAATTGTCCGACCAGTATCTCTGCGCAGTTGCGGCTAACGACATCTTTTCAAAGATCGTAACATCACGCTCTGCTCTTGCGGCTTGTGACTTAATCGGAAAGTAAACTACAGAAGTTGTATCCGGAGATTCGGAAGCTGGCTCTACTCTATAATTAGCCATTCTAAACAACGGAAGCATAGGATCATCGTTAGAGAATCTAATAGTTCTATTGAAATACTTGCCACCTGGAGTCCAGTGAACGCCTGGTGATTCGCCAGCAAGAATAGATACAGTTCCAGATGGTTTGATGGTTGTCATCTTGATCGATTCACGGATTCCAAGCCACTCAGAATAAACATTATCATAACGCTGAACTGTCTTGTAACCTTGATCCATCCATTCACGCAATGCAGGAACTCCAAGGCGGTCAGCAAAGTTTGCTACACCTGACATGGAAGCCCCAATGCGACGATTGCGTTGCATGATAGCATTAGTTTCTTCCCAGTGTGTCGGCAAGAGGGTTACCGTTTTTGCATAGAGGTAAGCAAACTTTAAGGTGCGCTTGTAATCCTCTAGGCTGTCATGCCTATTCAGATAGGTCTCTACGAGCGTACAGCACTCGTATGACTCTAGCGATTGCTCTGCGCATGGATTATATCCTGCCACTCTGTGGTCCTTGTTATTTGGTGGATCAGCTAATCTTCCATACTTGCGTGACATATCCATCCACAAAACACCTGGCTCACCGTTTAGTGAGATGCCTTCAACGATGTTAGAAAGATCCACTCCAACAGATGTTTCTATTGAGTTATTGGACATCCAAGCCCAACCTGGATTGTTTCTATCGTAAGAGTTTCTTTCGGGGAAGACTGCAGCATTCTTGAGATTGAGGAAGTTGTTATCCTCTAAGCGACCGATGAGTAGCTCAGCTGATCTACGGACATTACCAGAAACTACACAGACGCCTATTACGTTGCCTATGTCTGCAATATCTACACGGGTAAGCTTCTCTCCCTTACGGCCACTAAACATCTTTACAATGTGCTTGTGGAGCTTCTCCAGTGGCTCATGGCCTGCAGCTACACCACCAAATGTTTTAATCGGTGTGCCAAGTGGTCTTATTAAAGAGTAATCAAATTCAACCGATTCTTGATCCGGCTTTAGGTATGAGTTCAACAACAACGCCATCGAATCAACCCAGCCTTCTCTGGTATCGGCAATAACTAATGGTGCACTACCGTCAACAATTTTTGGTTCATAGATTGTAAAATCTTTATCTGCGCCCTTATCATCAAATCCTACCCCAACTCCAAGCATTGATGCTTCCATCAAGAACGCGAATGGTTTTGCTGGATTAAACTTATTCATTTCTCCAGTAGAAACAAACGCACAGTTCTGTAGTGCTGCGGAATTCTTTTGAACGTTAACAATGTTTGTGCCCATTGCCCATAAGCCTCGCCCAGGAGGCGTCCACTTAAGATTGAACAGTCTATCAAAAGCTTCTTTAGCCGAAGCTTGTGCCTTGGCATCGTTCCAAGGTAAGCGGTTCTTCTTGCAGTGATCTTTCTGAAGAGAATACATGCCATTTATTACGCGCTCGCAAACATCAGACCAAGATTCTTTTGTGCCATCTTCTTTTAATCTAGAGTATGTGCGTAAAAATGTTATTTCCCCAACTGAGTTACCGCCAGCATCCCTATACCCAAATGGAGCAACAGCATTTTTGTAGCCTGATACAAAATCATCTGTTAACTTAAAAGAAAACATTGATGGTATTTTGTTCGGAATGGGGGTTAAATCTGGGTTACCGTTTTCAATTTCTTCTGGCATCTTCGCTCCTAATTGCTAATTTTTTTTATATATTTAGAATTTGTTTTTTCGATCTCTGTATTTTTAATTTTTAGAATATCCTGTAAAGAGTATACCTTGTGTATTTCTCTTTCAAAGAAATAACCACTTCTCCAATTAAAAACATTATTAATATTTTTCTTATGGTTAACAAACATATTACAAACCACAGCACCGCCGTAGGATTTAACGATGTTTGATAGCTTGATCTTTAACCCCTCTACGTTCAAGGTTTCTAAGTCTTCATTTTCTCTAGCCTTTTCATAAAGCCAATTAAATGCTTGTCTACCTAAAGGGGATATGTCTATTGGATCTATGACTCCTAATAGTATCGCCTTATTTCTATTCTTTGCTATATCAATATCTTCTTTGACAACTTTTTTGAAAATATCAAACCAATCTTTTTCATTAAACTGAACCCAAGCTGTACACCAAAATAAAAGATTTTCCGGAGGAGATGGGACTTGGCTTTTTTCGGTATATGGCAATAGCACTGCGCAGCTAATAGCTCTCTTCATGAAAGCTTTTCTTGAATCTACGTCTTTAGATTTTGATCCTGATATTTCCCAGAGTTTATTTATATTCTTTTTCCAATCTGTTGGGCCTAAAAATATGTTTAAATATCTTTCTGCAACCTCCAGCGGGATGGTGTCTTCCTGAATAACTTTTTCTAGAATATCTAAAGACATTTATAATCCTTTATAAAACTACTAAAACTCATAAAAGAACCGTATAAAAAGATCATCCCGCTCGAAAGAGCGGGATGATCCTTACGCACTAGTGAGCGTCGGTTTCCGTGATACTGATTATATCACAGTAGCCGTGCGGCTCATGCTATGTTATTCAATTTTATTACAATGCTTTTGCTGATGGAACGCCTTTGTATTCTTTTGGATGTGCTCTACCATAAATTGTAGTAGCGTTAGGTTGTCCATAGCCAGAAGCAAATACGGCTGAGCTAGCAACGCCGTGAACGTCATTTGGTCTAAAGTATCCAAACGATGCAGGTGCGCCTTCTGCTTCAGTTCTTGGTGCATGGCCGTAAGTTGCTGGCATAACGTTTGCTGACGTAACACCATCAAATATAAAGTTGCTATATGAACCGTAGTACAAGCTTCTCTTAGCATGGCCGCCATTAAGAGCTCTTGCTCCTGCGATGCCTCTATATTCAAGAGGACGGTATCTTGCGCCTTCGTATGTTGCTGTACCGTCTGCGAATGTTCCGGCCAAAGGTGTTGTGCCAGCGTACAATGTTGAACCAGTGAACAACTGCGACATAAGTCTGTTACCAGGACGAGCTCCAGTTCCAGGAGTATATGCATTGTCTGGTGCGCCTCTGAGCAACTGACTCGTATTGCGCAATGGGTAGTATGAGTACGTGCCCTTACCCTTTGCTTTGCCAGTGATAGTATAATATGGGTTCACCATATCATTGGTGTTTTGGCCTCTCAAAACAGGTCTTGGACCAACGTAAAATGTAGCCATTATCTAATCTCCTTATAGAACCTTGATGCCTATATAGTAAAATTGTATATGATTTTTCGAACCTTTATTTCAAAAATAAAAATTAAGCTTGATCCAAAGTATCATAATCAATAAATAGATCCGATAATACTGGAGCTGTTTTATCTTCAAGCAAGTTGAGGGTGATCTCAATCCACACTTCCGTTGAAGCACCAGGGTTAGACGTACTGTAAGCGGAGTCTATAAGCTCGTTGCCGCCACCAAAAGGATAAATGACCCTATATGAAAATGCCTGCGACATTAGCGACCTAGGGACGTTATATATGTATGGGCGAACTTCATTTATTGAACTTATAAGTTTTCCAACTGGAGCTTTAAAGTTAATTATTGTCTTCCCAGAGGAAGCAAACTTATCATACCTTATGTCCAGGTCTGACAAGCCATATGTATATACATATTTATTAAGTTCTTTAAAGTAGTTTTGTTGGCGCAAGACTATTCTTACAGCTGTCATGTCTAAGTCTGGGAAGTAGAAGCATAGCGGACCAGAATTTGTAATCTCGTCAGAACCATCTATCACCCAAGCACCAGGCGGAACATTGCCGATAGCTTCAACTTCTCCATCATACAAAGAACTGAAGTTAAGCGGGGTCCAACCATCTGCTGAAGTTAAAGTAGGATTCATCTTGTTCGTATATTCTATGGAATAAACATTAACAGAATGCATTGGATAAGGGTTTAGCTTTATACAATTTGTTTTTAATGATCCAGTAAATTCTGCAGATATTTTACAGTAGAAAGTTAACTGAGCCATTCCCAATCCATTGCTATCAGCAACTACAGTCCTGCTCCAAACCTTAGTCGGATCATCTAGGATAGCATTGTAGACTGGTGTTGTGTTTACAATGGCACCAGGTACATCTACCCCACCTAAATTATTTTCTACGTTTGTTTTAAACAAGTCTGATACAACTTGACCAACTGAAGAATTGTAAAACTTTATCTTTGAGCTTGAAGCGTTTGGGACTTTGGGTAGTGTAATCACATTGTAATGTGGGTCAATAGTGAGTAGCTCCGTTGGTCCAATGGCAAAATCTGTACCGTTGAACTTACTGTATTCTATTTGGTTAAAGGAATGTATAGAGGTTTTTCCTCCGCCAGCTTCAAGTGCCGATATTCTATCACTTAAATCGTCTACGGCATTGGCTAGCATGGACTGATCTTTTAGAACTCTTTCAAAAGCTTGTTCTAATTTTGCGTCAACAATGTTTGCTTTATTGTAAAGGTAAAGAAGATCTTGATAGTTTTCTTCTACCCTAGAGTTGTAATCATTGCTATCTACGGGACCACCATATTGGATGTTCCTCTTCTTGGTGTTCATTATGTCTGCCATTTTATCTACCGTTCTCTAATCTAATTACTTTTTTTTCAATTCTTGAAAGCACTGCCGATAATCTATTCGCCTTGCTCAAAACTAAATTCTTTTCCGATAGAGTATTTAAGCCGCTCATATCTTTATAGTAAACTTTTATTGGAGTTAAATCATAAGACAAACCATCATTAGATACTTCATACTCTGATAAATTATTTAATTTTCCTATAAAATTACCTTCAATGTTATCAATTGCCGTTTGTGTATCCGATAATAAATTATTTATCTTGTTTACATCTATCAAAAAGAAATTTAATTCTCTGTTTTCAGCAATGCTGTCCCTGTGCCCTCTATATGTCTGCCTAAATCTATTAAAGAATGGTTGAAATAATTTGTTTTTAGCGTTGCTTGCATAAGTCATTGGCATAATGTTACTCCGGTATTGGCTATAGGTCTTTATGTTTAAATTTTATTTTTAAAGAATCAACTTTTGGACTAGCAAAAGGGTTATTGAATCTAGTTAAATCTATTCTATATCTTATGCTAGAAGGGGCAGTTGCTTTATTTGACAAATAAGAAAATCTAGACAAACCATTTATTGGTGCGGATGCTATTATCTCTTTTCTTCCAAAGGGATTATCTATAGTAAAGTATAGGTTATCATTCATGTTTCTATTCCTAAAATCAAAATTATTTAAATAGAAAAAGTAATCAGTAAATATAGAACCGTAAGTAGATAAATCTGTTCCGTCTGTTAGTGTAAAAGAAACGACTCCCGTGTTTGGCTTATTGTATGTTATCACGAGATCATTTATCCCACTTAAAAAATTCCACTCAACAGTTTCGTTTAATTTGCCCGATGGCAAATCTGCTATTCTAACTCCGTTTAAATACACAGCCAAATCAAATGTTGTTATGGATTTTTTAATATTATTAATAACTGTATTCTCTGTGTCACAAGAAATTTTTGTCTGTATATAACCATAGCTTGGAGAAGTGATCCCAGTCGATATTGTCCCTAAATTTTGGACCAAGATATTAGTCAATAGTTTATTGTCTATGTTATTGATTTCATTAACCCAATAATTAACATCTTTATATATTTGAGATTCACTACCTAAGTAATAATAATGTTTAAATGAATTTAAATTACCCAAAAGCATTGGCATTATGTGGTCGTCGTTTTGGTCTAGCGCTGCTACCCTGTAAACTTTTTTGTCTTGATATATCTTAGAGTTAGGATTTAAGTCATTTATATTTTTGGAACTTTCATTTATTGGTATCAATTGTAATTGTTTTGATGTTGGGGAAGAAGAAATATATTTAACATTCTTTAAAGAACCATCAAAATTAATTATGTTTTTAAACCCGGCACTTTGTGAACCGGAAGGAGAAACTGGTGTCCAATTAAAATCATACACTGAAGTTGCGTTTGGGTTATCTACTGCAACAAAATAAGATATAGCGCCATCAGTTATATATTGCTCCTGCACGTCAAGTGAAACTGAGTCTATAACGATTTGATTGTTTGAACTTACCGGAAGAGATATTGGCTTTGAGACTATAGTGCCGCTCTTGGCTCTAGTCACTGAACCTATTATAAGATCCCTTAATCCCATTCTGTAAACATACGGAGAAGAAGATTCTTTATCTATATAGTCAGGCTCGTTTTTGAGCAATGTTAATTCAATGGAAGAATAATTTTTTGGTTTTATAGAAAAACTAAAGACATCATAATCTAAATCAGAATTTTTAATGAAAACTTCTTGAGGCGAACCATCTGAATAATTAACTTTTAATTGAGTTAAAATTGGAGAAGAAGTTAATACATAACCTTCTATTTTTGATAATATAACATTTCTATTTATTGGTATATTTATTACTATTGAGATGGGCATCGGCGCTTGAGCCCTATGCTCGCATAGCCAGTATGTATCATTGAGCCCATCAAAAACATTACTAAATGTTTCAACGTCGATGTTGTCAGACAGCATTGTTCCATTTTCATACAACGAAATTTTTGGCCTTATATTGGAAACATTATCTAAAGCAAACGCAGAATACCTATCTGAATTTTCAGAACTTATTACAGCTGAGCCATTTGATGTGTCAACATACCCGGTAGTAAATGGTATGTCTATTTTATCTGCGGAAGAAAAATTTTCAGTATAAGAATAAAAATATCCATCTGTATTATTATTAACAAATAAAAGATTATCTACTTTTGATTCAAGTAGTTTTCTTTTTGTTTTTAAGTTTTCAATTTTCTTGTTTAAAGTCGTTGCTACCTTGAAGAGTTCATCATTGTTTTCTAAAATGGCATCATATAAAACATCAAGATTGAACAAATCATTGATCATCAATTCATTTAAAATATCAACATTAGTTTTATTGGTTCCATTAAGCGCAGCGTAATCTATAGTTAAGGGAAACCCTGCTTTATTTATGGAAAAGTAATCACTAAATGCATTTAATATTTGCTGCTCTGTTGGCTTAGCACCATTAGAATAATATAACTTATATATATTTTCTAAAAATCTTCTTTTTTGTATTGTTGATATGTTCATACTTGCTTAACCTTCGCTGCCAATTTATAAGAATAAACAACTGGCGTAACATTAGACGAACCTTTAACTATTTTAATTTTAACTAAAATATTTTTTACTTGACTTGGCACTGAGTATTCAACATTGTTAATTGTTGTCTTTGGATAGTTAAGGTATTGAACGCCCGGTAATTTAAAGCCTACAGCTATGTTCTGATTAAAGGCCAATATTTCAGGGATAGAAGTATTCGACGTCTTACTCACCGTAAAGCCATATTGCACTGGTGCTATTTCTATCCACTTATCTCCATTGTCCAAGGATATGTAACTCTGTATGTAGCCGCCAGAACCTGAAACTTCGTTGTAGTTACTTTCTACGTCCAACATTAGTGACTCTATAGGAGTATTAAATAAATATGGTTTTGAAATTATGTCTGCAGACAATTCATATTCTTGGTATGCAAGAGATACGTCTCTGATGCCTATGGACATTCTTTTTGCTGGTAGAACTTCAGTTGCAAGTTTTAATGGAATACTAAAATTTTGTTCCGTCAAACCAACTGAATCAGTTTCGTTTGAAGTCTTAATAGAAACGTTTAAATTTTGGCTTAAAGTATTATCTTTCTTGAAGATATTAGGATTGGTTAATGTTGGTATTACTAAAGATTTATTGTAAATAGCTTTAGTATATAAATCTTTGTTAATCATTTCTGGATCAAATCTGTTAACCCCGTAGAAAGGACTATTATCTGCGTTAGTAGATTCGTAATTTGTTTCCCAGTAGCTGTGTAATATTTCTACATCTTGGTAATATGGTTGTTCAAGAACCACCCTGCACTTACTCACTCTTCTTTCTGGAAAGAAGAAAGTTGCTGAGTTCAAAGAATAATTATTTAAAGATTCTTTAGTAAGATTTTCCAAAGATAAACCTATAAAAAATTCTTGCTTCAATACGTTTTCTGTATTCCCAGCTAGATCTGTTAAATGTATTTCTTTTACTTTAACTACTTTAGATGAATCAAATAGTGGAATTATATTTATTGAATTTGCCTTTTGAGATGTTCTAGATTCAATTGTAAAATCAAATACTAAAGGTTCATTTATATCGTGGTCAGCCCAATTGATTAATGAGTTTTGTTCTGCGTTAACTATTGTAGAATCATTAACTATATAGCTAAATTCTTCATTAGCCCTATACACCCCATCATTCGGAATGACTTTTATGGCTTCATAAACAAAATAGGTTGCTGGGTTAGAATCAACCAGGCTATTAACGTTAGATGAACTTGGAGACTCTGTAAATTTGTATACATAATTTACGCCAGAAATATCATTTTGTTTTTTTACAGCTAAATTATTATCCCCAATAAAACCATTAGAACGATTTATCGTAACTCTATTTGGTGACCATTTACTTGGCTTATCTTTTATTCTCAGAGAAGCAAAGCCATTAGTTATCATAGGGTTTTGATTCACTTGAACTTTTTGCCAATCAATATAGTCTCCATTTTCAAATGAATCACCATTATAAATTAAATCATTTGAAGGACTAAGACTATACATCTGCAAGACTTTTGTCTTTGAAAGTATTCTTTCGGAGTACTTCTTTTCATTTTCTATCTCTGAAGTAAATAAATTAAATAGACTAACTGCTTTAGCATTGAGGAAATCAAGTTGCTTTGCAGAAACGTTTATGTCATCCCTCATTGAATTTATAAATTTATTCATCTTAGTAGATGAAGGAGGCTCGCTCTTGGTGAATAGTTCTAGGGAAGTTTGCGGCGAATTAATCTTATCGTATATATCTTTTAGATTTTTATTAAAATCCTCTAAGACATCTTGCTTAGTAACGTAGTCGCCAGCGGCCTGCTTCTTAAGCATGTTTGCAATGCTTAAGGCGATCTGGTCATAGACTAGTGTTATTGGGGAAAGTTGTGTCATGATTTTTCTTTAATTACTAGAGATTGCTTTAGTTAGCTTATCATAATAAGGGTCATAGTTCTTTGTTTTTGCTTTTAACATGATTAAATCGACAGCTCCAGAGTAAGTTGTATCTGCGACATTCTTTCTCATGATCAACCTAAACCTAATAGTATCGGCCAAGTAGTCATAAAAAACAACTATTTCTCCCGTTACTTCTTTATTGAATATGATATTTTTACCATTTTGTATAAAGTAATATAAAGAATTAGATTCTCTAAATTGAGGAAAGTCTTTGGTGCCAGTGTAATTTGTCAAGTTAATTGCTATAGAACCATCCGGCATCTGGATCTTGATCGGCGCATACCCAGTCTGGCTACCCTGGAATATTGTCCCTATCAAAGGGCTGTAGATGGCATTGCTTATATCTTTAGTGTTAATATGTGGTATGTTTTGTAACTGTATTCTGTTCAATACATCTGTCCCGCCAAAAGTTTCGTTGGAGTAACCGTTACTGGACGATGACTTAAGCGTTTCGTCCAATAGATTTAACCTAAAAAAATCAACGTAATCTACATTATAAAGCGATAGGTCTATTTGATAGGCGCAAGAATATATTGAATTTTTTTCTAACTTAAAAATATTAATAGAATTATTATCAGATATCTTATAATCAGATGGCTTTAAAAGTACGGCGTTCTTGTACAGCACAAATGTATCGCCCTTGAATGGGAACCTGGTGTTTGCTTGATATG